ATCTGGTAACCCTGCAACAGACGTTGACGTATTCGTTGACGGAGATGCAAAGGAAGTTGGATACTCAGTTATGACTGCAACTGCAAGACCAACATTCGCAGTAGCTGGAACTATTGATATTAAAGTTCTAGATGCGGCGGCGGCGGCAGGTAAAGTTAGAGTCTGGGCAATCTTATGTGATGTTTCTGGAGTTGACGAAACTGACAGAAATACAGATTCACAGCACGATACGGCTGTATAATATTACAGGGGGCCTTAGTGCCCCCTTTACAATTTAAACATATGATTAAAGTATTCATGGCAATAATAATAACTTCGATGCCACATTGGCCATCGGTAAAATATCAAGGATATTTATATCCAGATATGGAAACATGCTTAACATTTACTGAGATGTATGTAGAAGATTTTAAAAGCTACGCAAGAAGTCAAGGAGACCATGATGCTCATTTTAATTCTATATGTTTTGAAGTAGACTCGTATCCAATAGAAGGATTTGAAAAACCAGAATTAGGAATATAATGGCAATACATAATTTAACTAAAACTCAAGTAGTAGTAAAAGATATAATAGATGAACAACCTATACCTAAACAGTGTAACTGTTCACAAAAAATAACAGATTTAGAATTACAAATTAAACAACTAAAGGTTTTAATATTAAATGGCAGGGACAAAGACATACTTAACATTAACGAATAGTGTTTTACAAGAACTAAATGAAGTAGAGTTAACCTCTTCTAATTTTAGTGCTAGTAGAGGAATACAAACTGCAGTAAAAAGTTTTGTTAACAAAGCTGTTAATGATTTATACACAGCAGAAATTGAATGGCCTTGGTTATACACTAGTACAACACAAACTGTAAACTCTGGCCAACAAGAGTATACATTTCCTTCTGCTTTTAGAGTAGCAGATTTTGATTCTTTTTATATTATACCAAAAGAACTTGTAACTAATGGAGAGTTTACATCTAATATAAATAGTTGGACTACTATAGCAGGTTCGGGAAGTGCGGCGTATAATAGTGGAGGTAATGGCAGATTACGATTAAATGATTTTGCCGCTCATCAATCTATTTCAACAGTAGTTAATCAACCTTATAGAATACAAGTAAGAGTGTTAGATTCTAATAGCACAGGACAAGCATTAAAAGTACAAGTTGGTACTGCGGCTGAAGGTACACAAAATTTAAATACAACACTGACTGTTTCTGATTTTGGTAAAGGTGCTATACTAGATGCTACTTTTACTGCAACATCACAGACTACATTTGTTACATTAAATAATACATCTACAGAAACAAACATGGATGTAGATTTTGTTCGTGTATCAGAAAAAGATGTTGTGCCTACAAAATTACAATACATTAGTTATGATAATTATTTACAAGGAATTATTCATAGGGATAAAGTAAATAGTAGTGACCATTACGCTAAACCTCAATCAGTGTATAGAACACAAGATAACTTAGGCTATGGAATATCTCCAATACCAGATAGAGATTCATATCAAATAAATTATCATTATTACAAATCACACACAGAATTATCTAGTGCAACAGATACATTAGATTTACCAGATATATATTCAGATGTTGTTGTTAATAGGGCAAAATACTATGCGTATAAATTAAGGTCAGACATACCATCAGCTAATATTGCAAATGCAGAGTATGAAGATGGAGTAAAAAGAATAAGAGTAGAAGCATTAAATAAACAAGATTACATGAAAGATACTAGAACAAATATTGAAATGTCTTCAAGAGGTTCTGTATCTAGTTCTGTGTTTACATACTAATGCCAGATACTTCGCAATTACAACCTGCTGTCGTAAGTTTAGGCGGGGGTTTGATATTAAACAAAGATGTATTTTCAATGTCTCCAGGAGAAGCATTGCAACTACAAAACTTTGAGCCAGATATTGAAGGCGGATACAAAAAAGTATTAGGAACTACAAAGTATAATAGTAATATTGTTCCTCAAGTTTCTGCGTCATCAGAACGAGTAGTAATGACTGCTATATTTAATGATGTAGTATTAGCGGCAAGGGGTGGTAGTATTGTTAGGGGTAGCTCTGGTTCTGGTAGTTGGACATCTACTATAACAGGTTTAGGAACACCTACACAAAACTATGAACATAGATTGTTTAACTTTGATGGTACTGATAAAATTATTATTGCAACAGGAACATCAAACCCACAAATACTAAATACATCGTTTAGTACATCTGTAGTAAACGCTACAGGAACATCTAATTTTAAATTTGTAGAAGTATTTAAGAACCATATATTTTTTGCAGGACATAGTTCTAATATTCAAGAACTTAGTTTTATGGGGCCATTTGAAACAAATGATTTTACTAATGGCAATGGTGGTGGAACAATAAAAGTAGATACAGAGATAGTAGGACTTAAAGTCTTTCGTGATGATTTGTTTGTATTTGGACAAGATAAAATATTTAAAATATCTGGAACATCAAGAACTGATTTTGTTGTAACTGCAGTAACTAGAAAAATAGGATGCGTAGATGGCAGAAGTATACAGGAGCTTGCAGGTGATGTTATATTTTTAGCACCAGATGGTATTAGAACTATTGCAGGTACAGAAAGAATTGGTGACGTAGAATTAGGTACAGTATCAAAACAAATACAACAAAGAATTAATAGTATAACTACTCATAACATTAATTCTTTAGTAATAAGAAGTAAATCGCAATACAGAATATTCTTTCCCACTGGGACTACTCAAGCAGAAGATTCATCAGCAGGGTTATTAGCTGTTATCAAAGCAAATCCAAACACAGAGCAATTAGGATTTGAGTATGCAGATTTAAAAGGTTTAAAAGTGTCGAGTTCAGATTCTGCATTTATATCTGGGTCAGAAACAATTATTAGCGGTGGATACGATGGATATGTATACATACAAGAATCTGGTAATGTATTTACACAAGCTAGTACAACAAAAAATATAAGTGGAATTTACAGGTCACCCGATATGACAATGGGAGACCCTGGACTTAGAAAAAATTTTCAAAGAGTTTTATGGAATGTAAATCCCACTGGGACTTTATCATCAAGTTTTTTATTAGAGTATGATTTTAGTGATGACGCTGTACCACAGCCAGAGGCTTATACTCTTAGCAGAACAGGAAATATAGCAGAATATGGTTTATCTGAATCTGCTTATGGTACTGCAGTTTATGGGTCAACAGGCTCTAGTTTAATAAGGCAATCAGTTGAAGGTAGTGGATTTACAGTAGCAACAAAAATATTAGATGCAACAACAAATAGTCCAATATCTTTAAAAGGTTTTGAAATGGAATTTACACCAGGAGGAAGAAGGTAACATATGGGAGCAACATACACAAGACAGAGTTCATCAACTATTGTTGATGGAGCTACCATTGAGGCATCGCATTTTAATGCAGAGTTTGACCAACTACTAGCGGCATTTGCTTCTAGCAGTGGGCATACGCATGATGGGACAAGTGCTGAAGGTGGCCCAATTACTAAGTTACTCGGCACATCTATAACTATTGGAGATGCAACATCGGGTACAGATATAACAGTTACTTTTGATGGAGAATCAAATGATGGTGTTTTAAAATGGATGGAAGATGAAGACTACTTTGAGTTTTCAGATGACATACTTGTAGGTAGCACAGAAAAATTACAATTTAGAGATACAGCAATATATCTTAATTCATCATCAGATGGGCAATTAGATATTGTTGCTGATACAGAAGTTCAAATAGCGGCAACAACAATTGATATAAATGGTAATGTAGATATATCTGGTACACTAACAGTAGCAGGAGCATTAGACTTTGGAGATGCGGCATTATCAAATGTAGGAGCATTACAATTAGATAGTATTTCTGGAGATGCAGATACTAACACATCAATTACATTTAGTGGTTCTGATGTTATTACAATAACAGCAGGTGGAGATGCTCAGTTTACATTTAACAATGGTTCAATAGTACCATCTGTAGATAATGATATAGATT